ACATGCGCCGATGCACATGCCACACAAAAATCCCAGTACAAACGTCATGCTATTTCTCCTCTATTAATTCACGCAATTTGATGTAGGCTTCCACCAGATTCAGATACTTGTCATAGCCAATGTACAGCACACCGTCTTCAGTATCGTCATCAGTTAGACTGCCCCGAACCATTTCCATGATCTCATGCAGCTTGGCTTTCTCCATAGGGGTTTACCCTATCAGCCTGAAAAACGGGTTGTTGCGGGCAGCACTCATCCTGTGAGCCTTGCCAGCACGGATTCGGGAAATCAGGGAAGGATGGACCGAGAACTCTTCAGCCAAGATCCGGCGCGGCTTGTCCCCCATGATGATTTCTTGCAACTGCTCATCAGTAAGCTTGCGTCGGACTTGGGCGGCCTCCGTCAGCTTGAGCACTCGGCTAGGATGCTTGTGATCCACCTGCTTTGACATGGCCTTGGCTTGTTGGCGCATGTTGCGAATGGCCGTGTGCTCAGGATTCACGCACTTGTGGTTACCGCATGTGTGGCCGACAAAAAAGCCTTTTGGAATGTTCTGTCCAGCCAGTACACACAGCACCCGCCGAACAGAGTGCAAGCGGCCTTCATGGAAGACTTTGGGATTGTTGTTGGCACAGATATATCCCTGCCACTCCTGGCATTCACCCACATCAATCGTGCGGGCCAGGATGGATTCAATCGTGTGAAGGGTTGGCTTCTTGCTCATAGACTTTTCAATTCCTGGCGTTTCGTATATTCCTGGGTCTTCCAGACTTCAATGCGTGCCTGAGCCGCGGCCAACATGTAGCGCAGGCGTTCTTCTTCCTCAGTCGCAGCCTTCAGGCCTTCCAACTGGACCACATAGTCGGCATGAGCGTAGGCATAGGCTTCTTTTGCACCCAAAGTGCCAGCCTCATCATTCATTAGTCGGCTCTTTACTGTCCGCAGGTAGTTCTCGATGAACACCCGGTTGGCCTTCGCCTGAGCGTACAGGGGTGCGTTCTCCATGATGTACTTGATCGCCTTGTCGGCCTGATTCGTTTCCATTGCGTTTCCCAAAAATTGCGTCCCAATTGGACGAAAAGGTGGTGTGATCTACACTGAATTTCCGTGGCGCGGAACCCTTACCCATCTGTGTACCTTTCTATAGCGGCTTGGATGCCCTTGTTAACGTCGCCCTGCCCGAGTTCTTGCAGCAGTTTGACCTGAATGTTGTCTAGCAAGACGTAGGCTATATGCGTGTAGCTACGGACTCGAGGTCTGCCAGCTCCTGGCCGGTAACCCCCATGCTGACCGATAGCCCTGCCCAACTTTTTGGCCCGGTAAGCCCTGCGTTTTTCACGCAAATCCGCCTTCTTTTCAGGCTGTTGCTGGGGCTTGAAGGGCTCCGGGTAATCAAACGGATCGTCAAGTGTTCGCATTTCTTCGGCTCTCCGGGCGCGGGCAATTAGGCGGAGGGATCACCACCCACCACACTGCGGTGCAGTTCTTGCCATTCTTGATCCACCGGTCGATGTAAGCATCTGGAAAGGAATGCAACATACGGTGAATGTGCGATTTGTCGGTCCCAGCGGCGTAGGCCAGTTGCTCAACGGTCATCCCGTCACTGGCACGCAGGAGTTCACGAACAATTTTTTGTCTCAGTCCCATATTTACTCAGTAAAGCCCGTTTCCAAGCATTCGTCTCTGTTATTCATAGCGAGTCGTCAACAAATTTCGGTAGCATGCTGGCTTGTCTGCACGATGGGCTTCGCGCCAAGAGAAGGATCGACGACAGACACATCCTACACCACTTGATTACTTGATTGTCTAGGGGATTCCCCTATTGCAAGACCTCTTGCACTGTGACCTCAACCATTGCGTCAGTGCCGTACACCTTTTTGGCCACCAGCCGGACGATCTGGGAGTCGTCGCCATAAACTACACCATTCATACCATCCGTGACAGCTTTTACGATGTTGTCCAGATCCGGGCGCTTGGTATGCCGCTCCGAGCCATTTAAACAGGCTTCCCGGCGTTTTTTAGGGTAGGTTAAGGGCACAGGGAACACCGCGGTCACCAGCACTGCTACGGGCGTTTTAAGGGGTTCCGGGCAAGCAGCCTTGGCCAGCACAGCAACCTGCTCTTCGTAGGTCTTGGTCTTGGCAGGGGTATAAGTCCTGCCTTGCCGGGTGAACCTGGGCCTACCCTTGGGGACCGGATTGCCTGGGATGGTGAACGCGATCGTGGCAGTCACAGGCGCTCTCCCTTGTGCATCTGCATCATGTACTTTTGGATTCTGGCCACGGCCGCGGAGCCGTACATCCGTGTAATCCAGGCGGTTCGCTTAAGGGTCATCACCTTTTGCTGGGTGGCTTGGTAGGTGCGGTACAGTTCCCTGGCTTCGGCTTCCTCAAGCTGGGCCCGGTCACCGGGTTGGGATGTGAGGCCAGTTGAAGAAGGCCATTGGGTCTTGCCTGGGGGCTTCCAAGTATTGCTGTGCGTCTTTGTGGAAAAAGAGTTTGAGGGTAGGTTCGCCATTTTCAGAGCCTTCGTAATTGCGTTGCTTTCGGCACAGCAGGAGCTGGTCCGGGTCGTCCTTTTTGGTGGACATGTGCCCAACATCCTTCATATCGTCTTCTTTTTCCTTGTTGCGCCAGACCATAAACATGTTATCGACCAAGTCCACGATCGCACCGGAACCCTTGGTGTCGTACTTGTTGGGGATGGCGTACTCATTCATAGGCTTGCGTAGGTGGTGGATCAGGTGCATGTGGACACCGTAATCCCGAGCGATCGTCAGCATGTCAGCCACAAAGTCCTTCTGGCCGGACATATCGTCTTCACCCATGACGCAGGTAGCCAAGTTATCCACAAAAATGTGGTTGACGCCTAGCTCTTTGGCTGAGTACCGACACATGCCGATTACCAGATCCTTCTGGACCGCTCCCATTTGGTCGTACAGCCACAGCTTGCCCGAGATCCAGTCGCTAAACTGGTCATAGAGCTGGTCGATCTGCTGGTGACCCTTCTCGGACTGAAAGTCTTCAGCCATAGGATTCATACCAATCCACTGCCGAGCCATCCGCTGGAGCGTCTGTACCGGCTTCATCTCAAAGCTAGCAATTGTCACTTTCTGGCCCTGACCGATCAGGGATAGGGCGAGCTGGGAGGTCACCAGGGACTTGCCGGAACCGTTCTGTCCAGCCCACAGCGTCATCTCGCCAGGACGGAAGGCAAAGTCTTTCTGCACTCCGGTCCAGGGCAGGACAATGGGGTTCTCGGCTTGTCTCTGGCGTAGCTTTGCTTTTAGGTCAGCAGCGTAGCCGGAAGCGTTCTTGACTTTGGCCTTAGCGTCATCTTCCTTGACGTAGGGCAGGAAATCGATGTCGTCTAGGATGTTCACTGCTTATCTCCCAAACAGACGTTGCTTCTCACGTTCTGCCGGAGAAAGAGGCTTGGCAGTGGTGGTAAGTTCATCCTCCCAGCGTTCCCCGTTAAGCCAAGTGCTGGGGTGTGGGATGTACTGAGGGTTCTTCCACTGTTCGGACTGCTTCTGCTGACCAATGGCTAGCACCATCTTGTCCAGCAGGGCTTGGTCTACCCTCAGCTTGCCAAAAACTTGCTGTGCAAATGCTTTATTAGTCTTTCGGGGATAGGCTTTCCAAAACACATCAAACAAAGGATTGTCTGTAGTGCGTTTTCTACTAGTTTTTATCTGGTTTATATCTGTATTAGATGGTTGATCAACTATGCTTTCGCGAGTGATCAAATGTGATCTATCGTAATCGCCTGCGATCGGAGCGGTGTACCACTTCGTATGGTCATAGGGATTGGAGTTGTAGTTCCCAACATGAACAATGCCGGACATTTCCAGCTTGCGTAAAGCCCGCTGAATTTGCTGCTGAGAAGCGTAGGGAAACAGCTTAGTAAAAGCTCTAGCGCTGTTATACGTCCAATAATGCCCGTCATACCAATGCTTATTGTTGGAGGCATTTTTAGCCACCCACCACCGGATATTGGCAAGCAAAACAGCTTCAAGAATGCCGTACTCGACGGCATCAGCCGGATCAAAGGAATGCATAAATTTTTCCTCAAAATCTCCTCTGAAGAAAGACTCCGGCAGGTGGAGGAGGAACACTTTTCCCGAGGCTCATGACTTCCTCGGTAGCCGGGCTTTCAAAAATTTTAGCCCCGTCTGTCCAACAGTGCAAGGGCAAAGTACAGAATGTCTTCGTCCCGGACTGGCAAGCCGCGGGGGAAGCAGGTTCTGTATATCTTTAAGATATCTTCGTCAGTAATCGTACCAGTCGCTGGTGTAGTCCCGAATTGGGACTGATCGGGCTTGCTCTTCTGCAATTTGGGCTCTCTGTTGCTCAATCAGGTAGGCGTGCTCAGGCCTCACCTCAAACGTGTTCCTGTCCGCATCATACGGCACACCACTCTGGAAAAGGGCTCGGATCATGTCAATCATTGCTAAACAACTCCTCTAAAGTTTTGATAGGGCGGTTACACGCATATTCCAAAGCCTGGACCAAAGCAGCCTTGACTGCCGCATCCGCGTCTTCGGGGTCGTGATGGGGTTCCAGCAGCTCAATCGCATGGACAACCAGCAACTGGGCTACGGTCATTTCGAGTCTTGTGGCTTCGTTCATGTCTGCTAGACTAGCACGGCCATCCTAGCGTTGTACTAGGGAAAACCCCTATTTTTTGGCCGAAAAATGGCTGTACATTTCATGGCACTGCATCCCGCAGTCAATTGGAGAACAGACAATGCAAAGTAATGCTCCCCGCCGCACTGAGCCGGCACAAACCCTTCTTGAAGGCAAACCCTACCAGCGTGGTGCTGATGTCCAGGCCGTCTGGCGCAAGTACGGCTGGGTTCCGCCCACTGAGCAGAAGGAGCCCAAGCAATGAGCGCCAATATGTATGACGCTTGGGACTGCGGCGATCGTCCTGCCATCCGTGAACAATTCAAGCAGCGTAAAGACATCATCAGGCTGGCGCGGGAGGCTGAAGCCAGTTTTGAGACCGCCGAGTCTATGTTCAAGTTCGCCGCACTTCACCGTGACCACCTGCTGTCCACCGAGATTCATTCCTGCCATGCCGACTGCCAGCGGTTTGCCTGTGTGCAGACCCGGCGGGCGGTAGAGGAAGAGCGCGAGGCGTGTGCTGCGGTTTGCGAGAGAATCGCCGCCGACAATTATGGCGAACTGAGCGGCAGAACAATCCCAGAAGCCTGCGCCCGAGCCATCCGCGCAAGGGGGCAAGAATGAACTATGATGATGGCGGTCAGGAATGGTACGAAACTGTAGCCCGCGAAGAGGAATACATCATGGAAAAACGTCGCGATTTCCGTGGAGAACTGGACTATGAGTTCAAAACGTCTGTAGCTCAATATTGCGGTTACTGCCTCAAGCCCCGTGCCGAGCGACTGTCGTGCTGCCATGAAGCTCATTGGAAAGAGTATTCCGAGCTGCCGCCAGAAAAACAGGCCATCCTGATTGATGAGCAAGTCGGGATCTATGAGGAGTGGTCGCGCAAATGAAACTGACCGAGCCACAACTTTTGCAGCTACAGAGTTACTGCAACATGATGGAGGTGGAGAACTACTACTACGGGAACAAAAGCCTGTTTATGGCCCGCCACCAAAAGATCAAGCAATGGATAGAAACGCAATTGGAGAAAAGCAATGACAATACAGAAGCTACTGCAGACGAACGTCAATGAGCATGTAGAGAAGAAAAACAATCTGTCTTACCTGTCCTGGGCTTGGGCCTGGGCAGAAGCACTCAAGGCAGATCCCGCGGCCAACTACGAAATCAAACTGTTTGAGGAACACGGCGTTGAAGGTCGCTGCCGAACCGTTCCCTACATGACGATTAACGATACCGCTATGGTGATGGTATCGGTCACCCTGTTTGGCAAGCCTGTGATGTGCCAACTCCCGGTCATGGACCACCGCAACAAGGCCATCTCTGAGCCTGATGCGTTTGCGGTCAACACGGCCATCATGCGGTGCATGACCAAGGCCCTCGCACTACACGGCCTGGGACTGTATATCTATGCCGGCGAGGATCTGCCGGAAGAAGGCCCTGTGCCGGCCAGTGTCAAGCATTCCCCGCGGGATGGCATTGGCGAGGAACTGACCGACGAAGTCAAAGCATATCTGGTGGAACTGGCCGAGAAGGTGAAAGCCCTGGTGGCCGAAGGTCGTCCTAAAGAAGCCCATTTCGCTATCGAAAGCGAAAACCTAGAGGCAGAACAAAAAGTCTGGCTCTGGGATCAACTGGACTCCAAAGTCCGCAGCACTCTTAAGAAAGCTAAAGAATGAATCAGCAATACGACAACACTAACCGTGGCAGTCTGTTCAAGAACGACAAGAAAACGGAAGAAAAGCACCCGGATCTGAGCGGGTCCATCAATATCGATGGTATGGAATATTGGATTTCTGGCTGGTCCAAAGTCAGCAAGGGCGGTCAGAAGTTCATCAGTTTGTCTGTGCGCCAAAAGCAAGAGCAGACACGGCAAAGCAGCCAACCCACCCGAGCTGCGAAGAAAGAAGAGTCTGACGATATCCCCTGGTAATCAACTGAAAGGAACTACCATGAAAAAACTGTAAGTGAGTAGGCCCCACCTTTATGGGGGAAAGCGGATGCTGGTCTTCTGAGCCTACTCGGGGGAGATCAACCAGACGCAGCGAGTACCCCACCTTAAATATGACACACCTTATCATCAAAGGCGAACCGGCCTGCCTAGCAGTGAACTTCCATCTTCTCAAAGATGGGGCAGTGCTCAAGACGGTGAAAACAATTGAGGGTCGTCAACAGCGCAAATTCAAGCTGATTGATGTGCAAGAGTACGATCCTATCCGCAATACCTACGAAGATATTGGACAGTTCTGGGCAGACTCCGTCACCGGCAGTTTGTACAAAACGGACACTGGCCAGTGCCTGACTAGCTACCAAATCAGAATGATTGTGTAAGGAATCAATATGGCCACCTATGCCGCCTTGGAATCGGAGATCGTCCGCTGGAGTGAACAGCGACGAATTATTCCCAATAGCACCCCCCACGCTCAACTTTTGAAGGCCCTGTCTGAAATGGGTGAGCTGGCAGATGCAACGCTCAAAGATCAGAAAGATGAAATCATTGATTCCGTCGGTGATGTCATGGTCTGCTTAATAAACTATTGCGCCCTGCAAGACATCAATCTGGTGGACTGCATGGAGATCGCCTACGACCAAATCAAACACCGCAAAGGCACTCTGATGGCCTCAGGTGTGTTTGTAAAGGAAACCTGATGTCAGCCCGTGACACCCAGGTCGGCGGGGACCACTACAAAAACATGGGCGTAGAGCCCTGGGATGTGGTGGATTCCTGGCCGGTAGAGCAGCGTATCGGTTACTACCGGGGCTGTGCTCTGAAGTATGTGATGCGTATGGGCTCAAAGGATCAATCTGAGCAAGAGATCCTCAAGGCAGCACACTACCTGCAAAAGCTGGCAGAAGTGTTAGCCCTTCGCGAGTAGATACAGCCCCACGTTACCTACTGCGTAACCGAAATAGGCAATCCCCATACCGGCATTGCCTTTCATAAACTGTTCCAAGCTGACATAGGCGTAAACTACGCCCACAGCAGCAATGAGTGGGGCACTCATAGGTCGCTGACATCTATGACTTGACCACGGAACTGAATGTGATTGTCCGAGAACTTCTGAACGATCTCCGGGTACAAGAGTTCACCATCCTTGAAAGTGAGCACAATGAAGCCCGAACGCCAGTTAGTCGGACCATCTTCGAGATAGTCTACGAATTGGGGCCCGTCGGTGTCCGCCAGCGTGCCGGCATCGACCCCATACCGCGTACCATTGTAGTCGGAGTACGGAGTCACCTTCAGGCTATGGAGGTGTCCAGTTACGATTGTTTTACCGCTGCCTACAGTGTTGTTGTGGGTTGCATGGATGCCACCCTTGTAGCGGTGCTTGACCACCACATCATCAGTGAGCCAAGTGGACCAGCAGGGAATCCACGCTGGAAAATGGTCTTTGAGGTGGAACCCAGCTACCCCCTCAAACTCAGGAGCATTTTGAGCCAGCCTGTTCTCGAACCGAGCATCGTGATTACCTAGCGGCCAAACCAGTTTGACATTGTCTCTGGCGGTTCGTGCAGTCTCTTCAATCTCCCCAAGGCAGGCTTCGCAGGCTTTGAGTTCCTGAATAATCGAAGGCTTGGAGTCCCACCCGATCCTGGGAAAGCGACTGATACTTGCCCCGTCAAATGCGTCACCATTGTTGACAACGACTTTGGGTTTTAGTTCCTTGATAGCCCACAGTAACCCTCGAAATGCGGTAGTACGGATGCCGGGCCAAAAGTGTGCGTCTGAGAAAACCAGCACAGTGCCATTTAGGATGCCGGCTTCGTAGCGGCCTTGATGACGGTGGGCAGTATGCAAATGGACATATCTATCATTGCCACCGGGGAGCTTAATTTTGTATCTGATCTCTAAAGTACGTCGGCGCTTTAAAACATTTCGCCGCTCCATGCCAGAGATTTTGCAGAAATTATTGATGCTGCCTGAAGATTCCCAGAGTTCTAGAAACTCAGTGTCAGACAGTTTTTTGGCAGTCATACAAGACCTTTTCTAATACATTGATGACCGAGTGTTCGAGAGCATCGATCTGCTCTTCGTTACCACGGTTATCCGCAGCTCCAACCAATAAATCATGCAATAAAACATGCAAAATTTCGTGCAAAGCGGTTTTGCTTAAGGATTCAGAATTGATTTCTGTACCCCCAAAATCACCAAGCCGATACGTTGCCAGCTTGGCGCTATCATCAAAGGCAATGGAAGCCATTGCGTCTTTGGCAGGCTTCTTCACGCGCTCAATTCTCCAGTTCTGCAAAGACAAGTAGGTTTGCCAGTACTCTATGTACCGATCAAATTGTTCCGCCTGCTCTGCGTCTGGAAGGTTTTTCATGTCACCATTTTAAGAGCGGCTTGTTCTACTTCCGTGACACGCCGCCCCCAACCTTTTCCAAAGGTGGCCCATGTTGACAGGGCTTGTAAAAACTCTAATCGAGTCTGCTGGTACTTATCCACAATCTCTAGCACCGGCATGGCCTGTACAGCCTTGAGAGTGCCAGGACCAATAGCACCATCAGCCGTCACGCCAACAGTCTGCTGAAGCCATTTAGCAGCCCTGCCAGGCCCTGAATTGATGGCAGCGTCAAAGACAATGTAGTCCACGCCATCTGGCAGATCATCGCCCTTGACCTTATCCCAATATTTGGCTTTGTACAAAGGGGCAACGTCAGCAGGAGTTAAGGCCCGCATAGCCTTTTCATCAACCGGATGCCCTACCCATTCTTCCCATACCTTTTTTGTACAGCCTAAATTAGTCATACCCCCTGGATCAGACGGGTGATTGACATACCCTCCTTCGTGATGAAGTACAGCGGCCAATGCGTCTTGGAAGTTTTCTTTCATTTAATCGCAGGTGTTTTAGATAACAGGTCGGTTTTAGCCTGAGAGCCAGCGCTAGAACCAAAATAATACGCGATGATACCGGTCCAAGCAGTGCCGAGAGAACCCAACATCATCAGGATAGGCGGATTATTGGAGTCCACTTGCCCAAGCAGCATCATTACAAGGATGCCGAAGAACCCGACGGTGACAATCGCAGCCAGCGCCGGGGGGACGATGGAGCGGGTGGTGGCCTGCATCTCACGGGCACTCTTCCTGTCGTCCACCGCCAGCTTCTCAAAGTTCAAGCCCAGCTCCTGAGCCTGCTTCTGGAGGTCAATTTCCGCAATCTTGATCTTGGCAATCTGCTCGGCAGTAAGTTTGTTGTTGTTGATTAGCTCACCGACATCTTCCTCATCAACGCCGATAGCCTTGGAAATTGCAGTGACCGCCATGCCAGCTAATGGCCCCCCTAGTGCAGTGGCGATCGTGGGGGCAATTTGTTTAAGCCATTCCATATTTACAACTTTAAACCGCGGTTATGTAAAAAATCGACAAAAACGTATCCGACACCCACCACACAAGCCCACACTAATCCCGTCAAACTTTTCTCAATGACGGCATCTCGGAACTTAATCTTGCGGGCTTCAGCAGCAATAGCCAAACGCACCCACTGCATTTCCTCTTCAGTCAGTTCCTTTTTGGGGACAGCTTGCAGTGCGGTAGTTAGGTCAACAATTAATTGGGCGCGTTCTTCGGCATTCATATTTACCTCATTCGCTGCTGGAAGCCGCCGCCGCTAGCCTTCTGGATTTCCTCCATCAGAATAGCAATACGGCCAGGGTCCGTTTCGGTTTGCAGTTGTTGGTTCAATTCACGCAGATACACAGGGTTGCCGGCATTCACATACCCCATGCCAAGCCTGCCCATTTCTTCGGCTTTGCTTTGGAAGATGTTCGGAGAGATACCGATATCTTTGATGGCAGCTTCAGCCCGACCCATTGCCTCACGGGCTGCAGGCGTGCTAGCCAGAGCCAAATCAGTCATGGCCAGCAAAGCACCAGCCACACCACCCACCTTGACAGCCTTGCTCTTGCTTGCGCCAACAGGCTTAAAAATGCCACTGACGGTATCAGGCTTCTTACCCTCGGCCAGCATAGCGTCCCGAGTGGGAGCACCAGCAGCCTTCAGAGCATCTGCAGCCCACTCACGGGCCTGGGCATCGGAGGAAGGATAGCCCTTTGCACGGACAATTTCTTGTGCCACTTCACGACTACGCACCGCATTAGCCAGAGAATCGTAGTATTGAGCATTGGGAACAAAGGCCATGCCAGCAGGAACAGCAGCAGGGGATTCAAAAGCCGCACCCTTGGGCATACGGGCACGGGCAGGACCAGTGCCAGGGAAGGCAGGCTGGCCAGAACCAGTGCGTGCAGGAGGCTCTACAGCACCAGCAGGCTTGGCTAGTTCATCCTTGACCACTGCTTTAGCTAATTCGCTACCGGGCTGATCAGTTGCCACCGCAGCCGCAGTACGAGGTGATTCAGCCACAGGGGGAGCAGCGCCTAGCACACGATCAATACGCGCAATCGCTTCGTCCATTCGCGCAAGAGGAGACACCGGGGCTGCAGGTGTAGCACTAGGTGCAGGCGGTGCCACACCACCCAGGCCTGCTGCTTGACCTTGACGCAGTCTGGCTTCCAACTGAGCGATTCGGTCGGCTTCGGTTGGAGCAGGCGTAGGAGGAACTTGCGGGGGAACTTGAGGGGGAAC